TCTTTTAAAGAGTCCATCATTGAAGAAAAAAGATCACCTTATAAAGATCTCAGTATTGATGAGAAAAAATCTAAGGCCATCGAACTATACAAAGATGGAAGATCTCAACGAAGTATCGCTGAAGAGTTAGGCATCAGCAGGCCGACCGTAAAAAAAGCATTGGATGAATATAATTAGGAGCAGGGAGCAAAATGAAAAACTTTATTATTGGTTACGGCGAAACATTAACTTCTAAAGTCGAAGTAAAGAATGGTAGCGGGGATAAGAAGCATCCTTATAGCTATGCTGAAGCTAAACAACGATTCATCGAAAAACTTAATAATATTATAGATGAAATTGAAACTAAGCCAGCAGATGAGTGCTCCAACAATGAAGTAGTAATTAAGTTTATCCAGCACCCTTCTTATTTAGCTAAAACTTATTACCCGAAAACCTTTTTCAAAAAATATGGCATGAGAGATTTAGGCTCTCGATCTATGCGAATCAGGCCAGAAAAATGGGCAGTAAAAAGACATCCTGAGGAAGGCCTTACTTCTTGCATATACGTCTCAGCACCTAAAGAAAATTATCGTAACATGCTCGATTTACTCGAGAACGGTAGTGTAGATGAAACGACTCTTAAAGCTTTACAGACGTTCGAGGACATAAGCACTTTTACCGCTGTTGAGAAAATAAAACATGTATCAAATGATGAAGAAAATCTCAACCTCGAAATAGCCCTACATGCATCGAAAGACGATGAGGCTATAATTAGATCTTTTATTAAATATATCGAACTTAATGGTGGAATTGTAAAGCAAGAAAAAATAAAAACAGTTGGAGGTCTTACCTTTTTACCAGCCACTATACAAAAAGGGAAGGAAGAAAAAATAGCTGCATTTTCTCACTTACGCGTTCTGAGAAGCATGCCCAAGCTACGCTTCAACGAACCTGATACAATTAGATCAATATTAAAGCATAGCTTTAATCTACCTAACTCATCGGCAATCAACGAGAATATTAGGGTATGTTTATTTGATGGAGGGTTAGGAGATAATCATCTATTAGGTAAATGGGCACGAGAAATTGTTCCCGATGACATTAACTCATCTCATCCTGAACTCCTGTCTCATGGCGGCGAAGTTTGTGGCACTTACCTTTTTGGGCCCCATGTGACAGGGAATTCTGAGCTTCCTACCCCTTACACGAAGGTGGACGTAGTACGAGTACTTTCTCCAACAGATGTTGATCCTGATCTCTTTGACGTACTTGATCGAATCGAAAGCGTTCTTAAAAGGAGAGAATATAAATACGTTAATCTAAGCTTGGGCCCTAGATTGGCTATCGATGATGACGACGTACATGTATGGACGTCAGTCCTAGACTCTCTTCTACAAGATGGCTCATGCCTCGCCACAGTAGCGATCGGTAATGATGGCCATCTGGAAGGTGAGCATGCGCGTATTCAGCCACCCAGTGATATGGTGAACTGCTTTGCTATTGGGGCAAGCGATTCACAATCTAAAGAGTGGACTCGAGCCCCATATAGTTGTATCGGCCCTGGAAGAAGCCCCGGCTTAGTCAAACCTGATGGCGTCATGTTCGGCGGATCAAGAGATGAGCTTTTTGAAGTTTACTCGCCTCTAACCCATCAAATCGTAGGAACTGCTGGAACAAGTTATGCGGCCCCCTTTGCCCTGCGAGTTGCAGCAGGTATCGATGCAATCACTAACTTCAATCTTAAACCTGCTACCGTCAAAGCACTGATGATCCACCATGCCGATAATAATGGTTGGGAGTTACGCGAGGTTGGCTGGGGACGGATGCCCTCAACTCCTGAAGAGATTATCGAATGCTTGGATGATGAAGCTATCATAGTCTATCAGGGCGACTTACATCCATCTCAACATCTAAGGATTCCGATCCCTTTACCTAATGATATTGATTGCACTTGGGTCCATTTGAAAGCTACGTTCTGCTTTCATACAATCACTGATCCGGAGCACCCTCTTCATTACACTCGTGGCGGGTTGGATATTACATTTAGGCCAAATGAAGAAAAGAAGAAAACAACCGAACAAGGTCATTCAGACACTAAAACATTCTTTAGTGACAAAAATCTCTATCCAACTGAAGAAGAATTACGAGCGGATGCCTATAAATGGGAAACATGCGTAACGAGAGAGGCACGCTTCAAAGCAACGACCTTAAAGTCTCCATCATTCGACGTAAAATATCATAATCGTGAGCAAGCTGGCACAACTCCTCAGAATAGTGATAGAGAGCCGATCCCTTACTCCTTAATTCTCTCCATACGAGCAGAAGGTGATGGCAGCATCTATAACAAAGTACTACAACAGAATAGAACTTTACAGGCTGTAAATGTAGTCAATAGAGTTGAAGTATTAACATGAGGAGTTACTGACTAGCTCGTTTCTACACGACTGCAGCGCTCAGGGTGATAATGCCAACGCACTAGCGGTTGCTTCCCGATCAGCTAAGATAGACTGTTTCTCCCTACCAGCAGGATTGTCCTACTGGTAGGGCGTTTTCCAGCCGCATATACCACGTTAGCTAGTCCTTCGCTTTGTGTCGCCAGAAACATATTAGCCAGCCCGAACAAACTAAATAGCCGCATCTGTTTCTTGGCCAGGCCCCTCTAGCGTCTCTTCCAGTAGCCGTAGAAGTTATTAATAAGGTGAACCGGATGCTAGGAGGCGTCAACGGATATCGAGAGCCCACGACCTAGACTTTAACCACCACCCATGAGGTGGTTTTTTGTGTCCGCAGGAGGCCAGATGCATCATGTATCGCAAGCAACGTGGGAGCCGCCAGCGCATGGACCATGCCCGCAATGCGGTGGCAGCGGCACATTTCGAGGCGTCTTCCATACCTCTCCATGTGTCCATTGTCACGGTACCGGGTACGCCGCAGAAGATGGTGAAGCACTGCCACTGGAAGACCTGATCGTGATGATCAGCCAACGACGAGATCACTGGCGCCGCAAGTACACCTTGGTGATGCAGGTGCCCGGTGTGCAAGACGCGATGGCCAATCATGCCGCCGCGCAAGAAGAGCAGGCCCTGGGCTACAGCTCGGGCCGTTATCAAGGTGACTAGCCAGGAGATGATCATGACAGACACAGCCACACACCAGCCGCTGCGCTTCCTCCGCACCCGTGAAGTCTGCGAGAAGATAGGCCGCAGCCGCTCATCACTCGAGAAGCTGCTAGTGAAAGATTCCAACTTCCCGCGCCCCATCAAGGATGGCATTGGCCGAGCATCGACCAACTATTGGTATGAGCATGAGGTTGAAGCATGGATGAGCCAATGGGCTACGCAGTTACGTCCCGCTGACGACGCTTGAACTTGTCCCGCTTGACCTTGGTCATGCCGACTTCCAATGCCTCGAGGTAGTCGGCATACCACTGCATCATCTTCCGTCTCTGCTCAAGATACGACGCCTGGTTGTACACGCCCTCCAACCCGATCGGCTTGTGCGCAAGCTGTATCTCCGTCCACTGTAACGGCCACCCATGCTCACTCAGCAGCGTCTTGGCCGTGTGGCGGGCTCCATGCCCCGTCATCCTCTCCTTATACCCTGCATTCGAGAAGCAGCGATTGATCGCAGCATCCGACAGGACAGGTAGCTTTGCCCCCTCCCCAGTGAATACATACCTAGATCGTCCAGAGAGAGGACGCATCTCTTCAAGCGCTTGCAGTGCTTGGCGGCACAATGGCACGACATGATCGCGGCGCATCTTCATTTTCTCCGCGGGGATATGCCACGACTTGCCCTTGATCTCGCTCCACTCCATCCATCTCACCATGCCTGGCCGCGATGCCGTCCACACGACCATCCAGGCAGCCAAGCGAGTAGACCGGCGGCTGGTTGTCATACGCAGCGCACGCAGAAAGTCTGGTAGATCTTCTTCCAGTAGATGGGGACGAGGCTTGGAGACAGGTGCCGGCGCCGCAACGTCCAGCAGGTTCGAAGCTGGGTTATTCTCGCAATAGCCGTGAGCAATGGCGAAGTCGAAGATCCGGCGCAGAAAAGCCCGGGACTTCTCGGCAATATTGAAAGCCTTGCGGGCCTCAATGCCTTTCTGAACGCGCACGCAGTCAGCGCGTGACACATCAGCAACTGCCATATCTCCCAATGCAGGCAACGCATCATTATCGAGCCAATGCCTCATCTTGGTCAGCGTCTTGGCCGATCTCCCCTGCATCTGCTTGTGCTCGTACCACTGCTCTGCGACAACCCCAAAGGTCCGGACACTACCGCCCCCTCTAAGGTGCTCCCGGGGATCAATGCCGTCGGCTACCAGCTCGGCAATCTGGATAGCTTGAGCTCGCGCTTTCTTGGCCTTGGTGTCCGGGTAACCCCCTACTCCCATGAACGACCACTTTTGCGTGATCGGGTGTTTGTAGCGAACCTCCCAGCGCTTGCGGCCAGATGGCGATACGACGAAGTAGAGACGGTCCAAGCCATAGGCCTCGCGATACTCACGCGCTTCTGGCTCGAGGGTAGATAACACGGTGTCTGCAAGCGGTCGCCGCTTGATAGCATCACGCTTCATGTATGGTGCCCATGTATGGTGGAACCTCACCATACACCACACCATACACGGGCCTCTAGAGTGGATACATGTATAAATATACAGTATTACGGACGCAATAAAGGCAAAACAAGGAGTTACGAGAATATAAGAGGAGGGTAAAGCATGGAAAAAGAGGGACTTGGCGCCCCCTGCAGGAGTCGTACAAGACCGCTGCATAGGGTTTTAATGGCAACTTTTCCCTTCACCATACACACCACCATACACGACAATTAGTACTGGGTTGGTTGATTAACGGTGTAGTCGAAAGCAGTTAACAAACAGCGTCATGATCAAATCACGGTGATGGCCGCACTTCGCCTCCTTAAAAGCTAGCCGGACACTTTTTCGACCTTCTGTCCCCTCGCATAGGCCATGTCTCGTTTCGCATCGCCTCAGCAACCTTTCCTCCGGAAAGAGCCCAAGTAAGTGCGTAAAGAAGATGCGTACAACATTAAGTAAATTGCTGTATCAATTTTACCTTACCATCTATGTATAAAAATGATGCTAAAATAGCAGTCAATTATCAACAGGACCGCTCCTCTTCTTAACAACAAGGATTGTCATGAACAGCTCAGTAATGGATATATTAAAGAAAGCCGAAGAAATACTCGAGACTGCCAAATTTGGGCACCAAGATCTTAAATCGAAAGATAGATCCAGAAGATATTCCGGCATCAGGAATCTAGTTGTATTTGGTAGATCTGTCACTTTTGTTATACAAAACCTGAAGACACCAGTAGGTCAAGAAAAGTTTAACAAATGGTATCAACCAATGCAGGAAAAAATGAAAGATGATATCGTCATGAAGTATTTTGTGACACTTAGGAACGAAATATTAAAGCAAGGAAAGCTTCCTATCAGCACCTCCGCCAACATTAAAAATTTCTCTACTTCTGACATACCAAATCTAGGTCCACGACCACCAGGAGCAGATCGCTTTTTTATTGGTGACCAGACGGGCGGTAGTGGCTGGGAGTTTGAACTTCCGGATGGAACAAGAGAGAAGTACTATATTGAGATCCCTGAGAGCATAGCCATAGTAAAGCAGCACTTTAGCGAATTACCGGTACCTGAAGACGACAAACTTAAAGAGAAGTCTATAGAGGAGCTCTGCGAGTATTATATAAATAAATTAGAATGGATACTTAATGAGGCTCGCAAAGAGTTTTTACACGAGAGCACACAAACTATAAAAGGAAAAAGATTACCTCCATACTTGAGGGTAATAAAATAAAAATCTAAACTCACTATTTCCTATTTTAAGAAATATGATCTTTCCGAAGCTTTGTCTTATAAAATCACTGAAACCAAATCTTGCCTCTCACTCGAGAGGCTCTAGAGAACAAAAATCATGGCTTTTTATGATCACCATTCGGGTAGAGCCACTTAGCTACTACATAGAAAAGACCCAATACATTTACAGTGGTAGTAGCAATAAATGCTATCAAAACTTTATCACTCAAATTAAAACAGTAAAACTCGAAACCACTGAAGAAAATCGCCACAGAAACGACAATTAGCCAAACGCAAACTAAACCGAATAACCAAGGAGCAAATTTTTTCCTCATTTCATGCACATCTTCTGCATGACGTGAGCTCTGCGCAAGTCTATTCAGTCTTTCATTGAGCTCTCCAATTTCATAATCTTGTTTTAAGTCTTCTAGATTTTCACTAGGATCTATTTGCTGATCTTGCTCACCACCTAAATACTGGGGCGTATTTTGGTCCTCAAAACTGGCGGCTTTGGAAATAGAAGCCAGACGCCCTGAGCTGCCGCCAGTTTTTTTTCTTGAATGCCCCGTCATTGCTATCCAGCCTTAGCTAAAAGCTTACGGTAATATTGTTTCACAGTATCATTATCAATTTTTCCGAACGGTGCATTGGACCATACTTTGTCCCATGGGGAGTCTTTACGATGGGATATATCTGACAAACGCCAAGCATCATAACCTTTATATGCATCCCATACGGCATCTATCACATTGACCTGCTCTTCATCAGATACCTCACCAGCAGTTGGAATTGACTCCGTAACCTCAGATTTCCCATATTTCTGGAGATGCTTATAGAGATCAGGAATTACTGGCCCAAATTGCCAAGCTTTAGTTTCTTCTGCATATAAGGGAACACCCTCTAGAGCTAAATGATATCCGTGCGCGAAGAAAACAAGCTTTTGAAGCTGCATATTTGTTAAAGAGTATCCAGACTCGCGAGCAAGCTCCAAAAACTTATTTGCGACAGCAAGACTTGTTACTGCCATAGTTCTATTCTCCTACTAGCTTGGACTCAAGACTTTGTTTATCCACAAAACCAATCAGCGCTTATCTTTGAGGGCGCAGCATTATACGCTTTGCGTTAACAAGCTCAAGCCTTTATTTCTTAAGCACACGCCACCCTATTAGCCACAAATAAACATAAATGTCAACAACCAGATCCACATTGCGTGACTGCCTGACATTTCAATATCAAACCTCGACCACTACCACCGGCAGGCTCGGAGCCACGCCAGTGATCTGGTCCCCCTCCACGTAGACCATGCCGCCCACCTGGGCATCGCCCTGGCAGGTGCGCACCCCACCCCCTACCAGATCCACGCGAACGCGCGAGCCGCTGACGCTGATCACCTCGCCTACCTGGCGCGGCTTAGTCGGCAGCAACGCCAGCAGGCGGCGATATGGATTGGCCATGCTATCCCCCTCCTTTGCTTGAACAGATACCACACGAAACCATCACAGATGGAATCTCTGCAGCTCGATAGTCTGGCGCACGCTCAGGGCACGCCCCTGCAGGCTGGCGCTGACGCTCACGCCACGCGAGACACCACGCCAGCCATCGCACTCGATCATCATACCAGGCAGCAGCAGGCCGCCCAGAGAGGCCGCGAGCGGCATCTGCAGGCTCTCGGTGCTCTGGCGTAGGGTTGCTGCCAGCTCAGCGATCCCGCGCGACTGCGCCGGCGCCTGATCGGTAATCAGGGCATCCACCACGGTGGGTGCCAGCTGATCGCCTGCCGTGCCCTGCCGGATAATCTGGGCCTGGATGCCGCCGGTGTCGCCATGGAGCCAGACGGCATTGCGGGCATCGCCTGGCTGCTGATCGCTGCCCAGCTGGGTGATGATGTCACGGGGCACCGCCAGATCGACCTCGCTCTCAGCCCAGCGCCAGGGCGCTGCCTCGAAGCGTGGCGCGACGATGATGGCCTGATCCTGCTGGTGGGCCTGCACATAGCCGCCGGCCGCCTGGGCGATCCGCGAGATGGCGTCGATGGGCGCGAGGCTGTCATAGCTCCACGCGCCGGCGGGCACCACCCAGTCAGTCATGCGCCAATCCAGTGACCAGCCCTCTGGCAGCTCAGCACGGGCAAGCTGCGAGGCGGTGGCCTGGCTGTCCTCGGTGTAACTGCGCGCGGTGGCGTAGGGCGCGCCCAGGTACGCCGCGAGCGAGCGGCCGCTGATGGTCACGCTATGGCTCTGCCAGCTCTCAGAGCGTCGCCAGCCATCCACCAGGCACCGCCACTGCTCGCCATTGATCTCGGCCATCACCTCCACCGGCTGGCCATCGGTGCCAGTCACCAGCGCTTGAGCGTCACGCCCTGCCAGGCCGGCAGAGAATGACCACGCCCAGCTATCAGCGTCGATGCTGAGCGACATCTGGGTGGCCGGCAGCTCCAGGCCATCGGAGAGGCGCACTAGGCGCGCGGAGTTTTGCACGATATAGAGCCTTTTGACGGGAGTGGTCGGGGTGGGTATCTCACACGTCAGACCGAACTGCAGCACCCACGGGGCGCTCGGCATGGCGTGGCAGAATTGCAGGGTGGTGCTGCCCTCCACCGGCTCGAGCACCGGCGGCTCAGGCGGATCTGGCGGCAAGTCGATGCCAGGCGGTGGCCGGCAGGCCTGCTCCCAGGGCACGCGCCAATCGTCGCCGGTGGTGCGCCCCTGCTGATAGGGCACATCCATCGTCACCGGCTCGAGGGTGCGGGCCTCCTCATAGCGCGAGCGCCGGCGGGCATCATTGCGGGGCGGGTGCTGATAGCCACTCGAGCGAGCCGTGGCAATGCCCTGCCCCTGCTCCCATACCGGCCGAGAAGCGCGGCGGACACGCGGCAGCTGCAGCCACTGGCTGCCACTGAGGGTGCCCAGGATGCGCTCGGCCTGCTCCCACCGCGAGCCACTGATGGCATCGGTGCGGGGGCGTGCCGCCCACTGGCCGCCCTGGCTGGCCGCAAGCGTTGCGCCCTGCTCGAAAGCTGACGCGGTGGTGCCATAGGGGCGAGCCGGCTGCTCCCAGCGGGTGCTGCCCTGGGCCTCGAGCGGGACCGCGTTCTCGAAACGGGCACCGGCACTATCTGATGGCCCACGAAAGACATTGATCTCGCGGGTCAGCGCGACATCGACCACCGCCGGCGCGCCCAGCGTGGCCACCAGCGAAATGTCGATGCCATGCTCGAGCCGGATCTCTGCTGTCACCGGCGGCGTGGTCGCCTCCAGACTGAGCGACTGGATCAGCTCGAGCTGCGCACGCACGGTGGCTGACGGCATCACCAGGCCGGCCGCGATCTCGATAGCACCGCCCTGGGCGAGCCGTGCATCGAGGGATGGCGGCATCAGCTGAGCATCGAGCACCAGCTCGCGCGGCAGCTCCACCGCCTCAGTGGCACCGCCAAAGCCAAGCACGACATTGCCACCCGCCGGCGGTGCGTAGTCACCGGCGAACAGCAGCAGCAAACCAGGATCGCCACCCAGGCGCAGCTCGAGCGCTCGCGCATTCCAGGGTGCAAGACCCTGGACAAACTGCAGCCTGATCTCTCTCACGGTGCCCCCTAGCCCTCAGCGAATACCATGCGGCTGATCCGCGTCAGTATCCCTCGGTAAATCGTCGTCGAGCTGATGGTCACGTCAGCGCCTGATCCCTCGATGCCGACATCCAGATCCATCACCCAGGCACCCTCGCCATCGACCAGGCGCGACCAGGTGGCCTCGCCATCAGCATCGGCCATCACCTCCTCGAAAGCTGCCCCCGTCAGGACGCCACCAGAGGGATCGGCGGCGAATGGCTGGGGCACCTCCAGCGTGGCCAGCGCCACCTGATCGGTGACAGCAGCGCCAGGCGATGGGCGGGTGCCGGAGTACACAACGAAAGACGCCGGCGAATCGCCGGCATCTATCGCACCGGCGATGGCCGCCAGGCGCGCATCTTTCACGCTTGTCGAGAAGCTGATCACGGGCTGTCCTCCACCTCAGAATGCACGTTGTCTGACACGACAGCGTTTTGCTGCAGGGTGTGATCGAAGGCCATCACATAGAACGCGCGGCGCGGGTCGAGATCTGTAAAGCAGTATTTGCCATCGGCATCGCTCCACGTCTCGCGCACGATGCGACCAGTAATCCGGTCATGCACCCGCACGCGCCGGCTGACGGGCTGGGCCTGGATGTCCAGCACGGTGCCAGCAATGACGCCCTTGCGGGCCTTGTCGCGCAGAGTCCCTTTTGTGGTGCCGTTATAGCCAGAGCCATACATCTGATCGAAGGCAAATAGATCGAAAGTGACTGAGTGCGAAGTGGCTAGATTGGCCGTGGTCCCAGTGAGCGGGTTGTCGATGTTGTGAATGGCCGGCTTCAATGCGCTGCCTTCTCGATATGCAGGCGAGCGCTGCGCAAATGGGATGATAAAAACAGGGTTGCCGTCAGGTGTGTCGCTCACTGGTACGCCCTCCACTTATCCAGGCGGAAGCCCAGCAAACCAGAACCATTCACCTCTTTATAGTCGTAGTACCCGCCCGCATCATCATAAGCGCTTAGCCACAGCAGCACCGGCACGCCCTCGAGACTAGGCAAGTCATCTAACACTGCCTTGTGATAGGCAAATGCCGTCTGCAGCGGCTGCACAAATCCCGGCAGATATCCGCGCAGCATATTGCCATCGCCCTCGATCACCTCCTCCAAGATGATTGGGCCGTTATGCACATAGAATCCATAGCTAGCTGGGTTGGGGTATTGGTGCATGAGGCCAAAGGCAAACCCAAGCCCGCGCTTGCTCCAGAGCGTTTCTGTATCGGTGGGCATCTGGTGATAAGGACGCGCCAGATAGTGCTCGCCACTAGATCCAAACTTGGCGAACTCGGCATAGTTGTCATCGTTGTTATCGGCCCAGTCAGCCTCTACGCCATAGGGAATGCCCTGCAGAACAGTGGCAAAAGCATCGCCCTCGATCACGCTATCGAACTCGCCAAAAGTTACAGTTGAGCGTTGATTCCGCTCGGCATAACGGCTGGTGTAATAAAACAGCCGGTCATCCCCTACCAATGACCACTCTCGGCCATCACTTGAATAGTCCCAGCCAATCGGCCAGCGTGCCTCTGACAGCGTGAGATAAGTGTCGATGTCCGTATGGTCAGTGACAATCTTCACCTTGGCCCCACGTTGCGGATAAGCGCTGCTCGATGCATCACTCCAGTTGTCATAAGAACCATCATCCCAGTGGTCATTCTGAACATGGAGCATCAGCCCATTGCTGCGCGTATTAGTCGAGCGCAGCATGATACGGTTGCGCTCGCTGTCCTCGAGCACCACCTCCCACCCGCCAATCGGGGCAGCCTTGATCTCCATCAGCTCGCCAGTGGCGGTGGCCGAGATGGGCGCGGCATCGGGAGCAAACGCCACCCAGGTGCCACCCGCCTCGGTGATGCGAAACTCGCCATTGAACTGATCCTGATCGGCACCGCTGATGCTGATCACCTGATGTTTCAGGAAGCCATGCCCCTGGCCGATCTCAGCGGTCACCAGGCCGGTGCTGCTATCGAAGGCGAGCGAGGTCAACGGCGAGGTATTGAATCCAGTGATCAAGCATGCCTTGAGCAAATCAATCAGCGCCCCCGCTTCATCGCTGCCGGTCGGGCTGCCGCCCATGTCACTGCTGAACCACTTCACGGGAAAATCGGCCATCTTGAACGTCTCCAGAAACGAAGCCGCCCAGCGATAGGCTGGGCGGTTGAGGGATAGGGATAGAGGGTTGCGCCTGCCGCCTATGGTCAGGCGTTGGCGTTGCCACGGATCTGCAGCCGGAAAGAATCTTGCTGGCCGCTGGCCGGCCCCTGCAGGATCACGCGCGCCAGCCACATCGGGAAGCTCGCGCCGATGGTCGAGAATCTGATCACGTTGCCATTCACCCAGCCGGCCCCGAAGCCGCCCGCCTTGAGCGTCCAATAGGGTACGCCCTGATTCGGGTTGGTAGGCGACGTGTCCTCATTGATGCTGCCCACGCCGATCTCGCCCACGGTGCGGCCGATGATGCGGAACGTGCTTGAGCTGGTGAAGATCAGCGCCCAGTCCTCAGTGATGGCCCCGCGATTGGTGATGATCGGCGGGTAGGTGGTCACGTTGTACTCGGCCAGGGTGCCATCTGCGCCATCGTTGTCGTCTTTGCTCCAGTCTCGATCCCAGCTCGAGAGATCGAAGAAATCAGCCACGCGCGCTTGCAGATCACCGGCCACCATCGCGGCGCTGACCAGCGTATCGCCGGCGGGGTAGTCGTGGCTCAAATTGCCCTTGAGTGTCAGCGCCCCCGATAGATCCACGTCACCCACCAGCAGCATGTCCTCGACACGGTGCAGGGCGTACCAGGGTTCGGGGTGGGTGGCCGTATCAGGCGCGGCGAGCTGCACGGTGCCGGCATCGAGGTCTGCACTGTACTGGGTGGCCGGCACCTCCTCGCCGGCAGCGTCCTCCACCACCAGGCTGGCCAGCCGCGAGCGGCCGACCTCCAGTGTGGTGCCGCCACCAATCCCCAGCGGGAACGGGGCGCGGCCGGTGTGATGCACCACCACCACGCCGCCGGCACGATAGATGGGCACGCGGCCATCGCTGGGCAGGCGCACGGGGTCGATGCCGATCAGCTCAGCCTCGAGCGGCAGCGTGGTCAGAATGACGGCATTGAAACGGGCGGTGCTCGGGATCACCTGGGTGGGCCGCCAGATCATGCCGGCGTCATCCACGGCCGTGGCGTCGTACCAGGATTCGGCGCGCTCGGCAGCGCTCAGGCTGTCATTGCTGACCAGCTTGCCGAAGGTCACGCGCACCACCCCCGTCTCGAAGCTGGCAGAGCCTGCCATCTCGTCACCCTCGATCTCGCCAGAGAGTGCCGCCTGGCCGGTGATCGAGCGGCCGTCGAGCGTCGTGGCCTGGATCAGCAAACCACCCACCTGCAGCGGCGAGCCTGGCGTGCGGAAAAACGCCTCATCGAGCGTCCAGGTGCCGAAGGTGCTCACCAGCGTTTTGACGGTGATGGTGGCGCTGGTGCCGCTCGGCCAGTCAGTGATGCGGGCATCACCGGTGCCATAGTCGATGGTCCCCGCGAGAACGCCGGCCCCGTTGCTGGTCACACTGCGATAGAGACTGCCCTGGCGGTCGATGAACGTATCGCCTCGGAAGATGAAACTGAGGGTGCCTGGCACGACGCTATCTTGCAGCAGGGGCATCAGCTCGACATCGAGCGGGGCGAGATCCTGGGTGATGGTGTGGGTGGTCGGGGCGGCGCTGTCCAGCTGACTGGTCAGCCAGACGCTCGAGCCATTCTCGAAAACATCGCGCTTCTCTTTGCTGCCCCACTCGCGGTGCGTGGCGTCGCCATCATCCCACTCGCTGACCTCGCGGATCTTCTCGACCTCGAAGGTCACCGCGCCGGTGGCATAGTCAATGCTGCCCTCCCATCCACCATTGAAGCCGCCACGGCCATCATCGGTGATGGTGTAGGTGACATCGGCCTCGCCGCCATTCTGCTCGACAGTCTCCCAGGTGCCGGTGCGCGGGCTGCTGCGCGACTCACTCTCGCTGCTCGACCAGGTGCGCACCACTGCCCAGGTGATGGCCACGCTACCAGGACGCACCGGCGCATCACTGATGCTGAGGCTGACCAGGCCGGCCCCGTTGGCAGACGGCAGGAATTGCTCGGTTTTCGGTGCCCCGTAGTCATATTCGATCTCGACCTGGGTGCTGGCATCTGGGAAGGCGTCGCCATTGAACTCGACATACGCCTCGCCAGGCTGGGGCGCGCCACTGCCGTCGGCATAGCCATAGACCACGCGGCCGGTGGCTGCGCCGCTGAGGCTCCCCAGGCCATCATCGGTGGCCGTCTTCTCGCTGCCGCCAGAGATCCAGCGCACGGTAACGCTGCCAGGCATCACGCCGGCGTGATCGAGCACGAACGTCATCCAGGGTTTGTCGATGGTGGCCTGGCCGGCGCGATCCTCATAGTGGGCCGGCGTGCCCCAGCTGAACAGCACCGAACTGCCGACATCCGGCAGGCCGCCCAGCGTCACGCTGACAGATCCGGTGGCGTAGTCCACGCGCCCCGCCCCGCTGCCGCTGAGATCGCCATTGGCATCTGAATCGCGCAATTCATACCACTTGCCCAGCGAGCGATACGCGATCACCACGCTACCAGGTGCCGGCAGCGGGTCCAGGCGGCTGACATAGGTGAAGCCACGATTATTCAGCTCGATAGCGATCTGGGTGGTGCTGGCGATCTGCGCCACCTCGAAGGTCGAGCCACCGCTGCTGACGCTGATGGTGGCCGTGCCGCCCACCTGCACATCGGTCACTGCCTGCTCGGTGGTGGTGGCCGGCACAAGCGGCGCATAGGTGCTGGCCACGGTGACGCTATTGGCCCCGAAGGTGGCCGGCTGGGTCAGGGTGCTGACGCCATAGTAACGGGTGGCATCAGTGCTCTGCCCCTCGCGAATCACGGTGTCAGGGTCGAGGGTGCCAGGCTTGGGCTGCACGCCATAGACACGCTGGCGCAGCGCGGTGGATAGCCCCAGCGTCAGCACGCGGCGCTCGAACGTCTGCACGTTGCTGCCGTTCTCATACTCAAACGTTCTGATCTCGTGGTCGATCTCTGAGATGCGCACATATTGGACCTCGCCGGCGGCATCGCCCTGCTCGGTCATCAGCGCCAGCACATCGCCCAGATCGGGCAGCGTAGCCTCTGGCATCTGAAACGTGATGATGCTGCGCTGGCCGGCCAGCTGATCGCCTAGCAGCGTCATGCGCGAGGTCGCGCCGGCGGTCACATAGCTCTCGACATAATCGCGGGACTCGGCACGCTCATCAGATGGCGAGCCGGTATCGAACATCACGACGCTGACATTCGGATCAGCCGGCACCTGGTCAATGATCGCGTGCGCGCCGAAATATTGGGCGGTGTTGTCGGTCAGCACGCCGGCCCCGACCTTGCGCAGCGAGGTGCGCCCCGCTGCGCGATCAAGATCAGAGATATCATCAAAGATGTCATTGCTCGCGCCATCGGTCACGGGGCGGCCAGTCAGCCGGCCACCGCCATCGGCGTTGTCGGTCATGCGCTCGGACTGCAGGATGCGGATGTCGCCGCTATGGATTGTTTCGTCGGCCATGTGGCTGGCTCCAGCAGGAAGGTGAGAATCAGGAAGTGATCAGGCGCAGCGTGATGGTGTAGGGGTGATCCGGCCCTTGGCCGCCAGCGGCGAGGCGATAGACCTCGGTGGCCGTGACCGCCTCACCACTGGCACGATCGAACACGCAATCGAAGGTTTGACCATCGCCCCAGATGAGCGTCATGGGCGTGCCGTCTGGCCGTGGCGTGGCCGCTAGCTCAGTGAGGGCCAACGCGGTGGCGCGGGTTACCCAGGCCCCGTTGCCGCTGGCGAGGGTGATGGGCCGCCCTGCCGCCTGCGCGGATTCCTCGATGATGAGTGCCCCCGTCAGCGTGGGCGTCTGCACTTGGCCGACGCTGTGGGACACCAGCTCATCGGTCCACTGGATGTCATCGGGCAGCACAATGCCCTCAAGGGTGATCGCCATGGCGTTCTCTCAATAGAAATGAAACGCCCGCCATCAGCGGCGGGCCGTCGTGCGTGAGGCTTGGGTCAATCTGTCAAGGAAGGCATCGGCCTCGCTCTCATCCACCCCGTTCAGCGTGACCTGCTGGCCGGCGATGTTGAGATCCACCGCCACGCGGCGTTGAGCCTGCACCGACTGGGTGAGCTGGCTGGTACGGTTCTGGGCGTCACGGTTGTTCTCGCGCTGGGTGACCTCGGCCTCCTGCACGTTTCGCTGACGCTCAGCCTCATCTGCCAAAGCCTGCTGCTTCTCCTGCTCAGACTGGGCGCGGATATCCTCAAGGCGCAGGTCGTGGGCGCGTTCCGCGAGCCGCAGCGACTCCTGCGCCGCGCTGATGGTCTGAGCATCGCCCAATGCCCGGGCGGCGTTGAGCGCCTCCTGAAGCTCGGTCTGTTGCTGCTGATACCGCAGCGCCTCGACCTGGGCGCTATCGCCCTGCAGGCTGGCGAGCTCCGAGCGCAGACTGGCCAAGGTGTCACTCACGCTGTCTGACAGCGACTCGACCTGACTGCGCACCGACTGAATGGAGCTTTCGAGGCCGGAAAGATCCGACTCATCGAGCAGGTCGAAGCGGCTTGAGAGATCGTCCATGTCCTGCGAGAGTGCGCTGGCTGGCGCCCGCCCTGCCTCGATCTGGTCGGTCAGTGATTCCACGGCGATCTTCTGCTCAAGGAAGGCGATCTCGGTCTGGCGTGACGTAGTAGCGAGGTCCGTCATCCAGGCCGTGAAGCCGGTGGAGTCGAGACGGGTGGCGAGGTTGTCGCGAAGATCACCAATTTCATGATCCAGCTCGGCAATGCGGTCCTGCATGCCCTCGATGCCCTCAGCTTGGGTTTCGATCCCCCAGTCAGTGGCGAAGGCCTGATAGGCGGCGTCACTGAGTGACCGCATCTGCTCTTCTGTCTCGTGCAGGGCATTGCTCATCAGCTGAGCAATGGTCTGGGCACTGCGTGTGACAGAGGCCTCTACCGTCTTGGCCGTGTCGGCAGAGGCCTGCTGCGCCTTGTCTCCCGTGTCCCGGGCTGCCTTGGCCGTGGCTTCCTGCGCCTCGATCCACTGCGCCTTGAGCGTGCGAGCCCCGGTCACGCCATCCTTGACCAGCCCATCGAGAACCGCGCCGCAGGCCTTGATGCCTTCCTTCGAGCTGATCTGCTCCTTGGCGCCGACATAGGCACGGCTCAGCTCCTTGGCGGACAGCTCACCGGTGGAGGCGATCTTGGTGAAGGCATCAATGGCCGAGCGTTCCGCCTCGGTCACACCGGTGCGAATCTCTTCCAGGGTGGTGCCCATGTCCTTGGCCAGGCGGGCACCGGCAGACTTCCACTTGGTCGCGAGAGAATCCGCGCCGCTCACGCCGTCATTCACCAGCCCATCGACCTGATCCTTGAGGGCGGCGATCCCCTTGTCAGACTTGATCTTGTCCTG